TGATGCCGCCGGCGCTCTTGGATACGGACTCGATTTCACGCGCGGTGCTGGTCGAGCCGGACTTTACCCTGCCAAGGCTCTCCGTCAGGCCCTCGATGCCGCCTGCGGCCTTCTCCGCCTCCGTGGTTGACTTTGACCATGCGGTGACGAGCGAGGCGTTCTTCTCGTAGGCGTCCCTGGCTGCGTCGCTCTGCCCCTGCAGCGCGGATATCTGCTTGTCAATCTTGGCCTTCGCCTTGACGGACTCATCGCCAAGGCTAATCTGCCTGTCTCTCAGTAATCCAATCTTTTCCTCGGTGTCGCGCACGACATTCGCGCTGTCGGTCATCCCCTCCCAGGCATGCACATACCTCTCCGCGCCGCCCGCCGCCTTCGCTGCGGCGTTCTGCGTCACGCCGAGCTGCGCCGCCATCTCCTTCGAGCTTGCGTACGTGCGCATCTGCGAGCCGTCGACTGTGTTGAGGGCGTCACCGAATATCGCCGCCCTCTCCTGCGACTGGCCGAACGCGGTGTTGACGTTCCCGATGCCCTGCACGAGCCTTCCTGTCACCGAGAGCACCGGGCCTGCCGCCGTCGCGACGCCCACGAGCGACAGCACTGTGCGCTGGTCCTGCTCGTCCATGTCGGCGAACGCCTGGGCGGCGTCGGCCACGCCCTGGAAGAGCGGCTGCAGGGCGTCCATCGCGTCGATGAGGGCGTTCGTGAGCGGCGTCCCCACCGTGATTGCCACGGCGTTGACCTTGTTCTTGAGCACGTCGAGGCGCGACTGCATGGACTCGTTGCGCTGGTCGACCTCGGTCTGCAGCGCCGTGTTCTCCTCCCAGGCGCTGCGCGAGAGGTCGAGCGCACCGGCGAGCACGGACTGCTTGCCCGTGACGGCCTCGGTGGAGTCCACCAGGCGGCGCATCACGTCGGACTGGCGGATGCCCGTGATGCCGAGGTCGGAGAGCATGGAGTTCACGTCCCCGCCAGCCGCGACGGACTTGCCCATGCTCTCGACCAGCACGTTGAACGTGCCGGCCGCGTCATCCCTCCACGCCGCCGCGAACTCGTCTGCGCTCATTCCGGCCTTCTCGGCGAACGCCTCAAGGTCATCGCCGCCGTTGGACACAGCAACGCCGATTGCGTTGATGGTCTGCGAGAGCGCGGAGCCGCCCATCTCTGCCTTGACGCCGAGGGACGAGAGCGCGCCCGACATTCCCAGGATGTCGGCCTGCGACATGCCGGCGGCCGTGCCGGCGGACGCGAACCTCTGCGCGAGGCTGGACACGTCAGACTCTGTTGTTGCCATGTTGTTGCCGATTGCGACGATGGTCGAGCCGTACCTGGAGAACTCGCTATCGGCCATGCCGGTGATGTTGGCGAACCGTGCCATCTCCGTGGCTGCGGTGTCGGCGTCCATGTTCGTGGCTATGTCGAGTCCGGAGACGGTCTTTGAGAACGACTCAAGCTTGTCATCCGCCACGCCCAGCTGAGCGCCAAGCGCCTCGATGTTGACTATCGTCGCTGCGTCGACAGGCTGCTTCTGCGACGCCTCAAGCGCCGAGTCACCGAGGGCATCCAGCTGTCCAGCCGTGAGGTCAGATGTCTTTCGCAGGTTCGCTATGGCGGTGTCGAAGTTGACGGCCTGGTCAACGCAGTAGCCGCCTACCTTGGTCATCGGCACGGTTATGGCCGTGGTGAGGGTGTCACCGACATCGGCAATCTTGGTTCCGGCGTTGTAAATCTGGTTTCCGAGGCCAACCCAGCTCTCGCCCTGCAGCGCGAGCGAGCGGGTCGTGGACTCGCTTGACTTGGCGGCGTTCAGCGCCATGCGCGAGATGCTGTTGCTTACGGCGTCGAGCTGCGTCTGGCCGTTCCAGAGCGCGCCTACCGCGATTGTGATCGAGGCCCTACCCATTGACGGCCCCCACGTTCCAGTCGCAGTAATCGACTACCTTCTCGTTGACCTTCTCGACGATGTGCTCCTCGTCATCGAGGATTGCCCTGAGCAATGCGCGTGGCGGCGTGCTGCCTACGGGGACGCCCGCGCGCCTTCCGGCACGCTCTCCCGTGAGGATGAGCGCCCCTGGGTTCGCGAACTCGATGACGCCGCCGCCTGGGTCAGTCGACACGAACTTGACCCCGTTGGCGTACGTCCTGAGCCTCAGCGATGCCGCATAGTGCCCTGTTGGGAACGAGCCGACGCCTCCGGCGAATCCCTTCGCCTTGGAGAGCGTCGGCTGTACGACTTCCCTTATCTCGCTCTTGAGTTCTGAGCCGAGCTTCCTGTCAAGCTCGTTCAGCTGCTTGATTGTCTCGTCTAGTCCACGAACCTCAATCGTGTACATCTAAGCGACCCCCAGACGCGCCTTGGCGGCCTCGCGCTCGGCCCTCAGCCGGTCGCGTGCGTCAACCGCCTTCTCGCCCTTCCTCCTCCATGTGGGGGCCTTCTGGCTCTCCCGCTCATCGAGCACCGTCTCTAGGTCGAAGCGCATCTGCTCGAACAGCATCGGGAACCCGCACGCGAGTCCCAGCAGCTCCATGACGCCGGAACCCGTGTAGCGGGAGAGGTTTACAAGGATTCGGGACTCGTACCCGTAGGGTTTTCGTCCACGTCGGCCTTGTCATCAACGTCCTCCGAATTGATGGACGTGGAGAAGGCGTCCAGGAATTCGATGACATACCCGGCGTCCACGGCCTTCGCCATCGCCTGGACGAACGCGTCATAGTCGGTCGTGCGCCTGACGCCCCTTGGGAGCACCTTGTGTCCGTCCACATCTGCGCTGAGCGCGGCCCAAACGACTCCTCTTGCGATGCCCTTCATCTCGTTGTCCGTAATCCCGGACGCGTCGACAACCATCCCGGCAAGGACGTTCTGGCCTGGATAGGCCGTGCACTCGAACTCCTTCCTGCCTGTCTTTGGGTTTACGTACTCGAACCACTGCCTGGTTGCCATGGGACCCTCCTTGGTCTGCGACTTGCCATGGCAACATGTTCCGTGCAGTGTCCCCCGCTCAATCGCACTGGTCGCTCGCCCAAGCCAGACGCCCAAAAACTTGGGCTGCGTCGTGGCACATCTGTCCACCGATGGCAAAACATTGCCTCAGAATGGCTCACAGCGAGCCGTCTACCTGCGCAAACAAAAAGACCCCTCAGTTGGGCACCGTTGTGAGGCCGAGGGGTTTGCTTGCACAAGGGCAACAAAAAGCGCCCCCGCTCGTGCGAGGGCGCTTGGTCAATGCCGGTTCAGGCAGGTTCAGCCTATAGACGGTTGCCGTTGATGGCACGCTGCAGGCCGATTGTGGTGAGCGAACCCCAGTCACCGTCCACGAGGCACCAGCCGTTGTCGTTCCAGTACGTGCCACGGTCAATCAGGTAGCTCTGCAGGGCCTTGGTGCTCATCGGGCCGAAGTCCCCGTCGATGAGGCCGGAGTAGTACCCGAGATTTGCGAGGTAGCGCTGGAACGCCTTCCTCGTCATCGGGCCGAAGTCCCCGTCGACGATGCCCCCATACAGCCCGTGGGCGCGGAGGCACAGCTGCACCTGCTTGGTTGTCTCGGGGCCGAAGTAGCCGTCATAGAGTAGCGGGTCCTCTGGGAAGTCGACCGCCCCGCCGGGCATGCCCGAGGAGCCGGAGGGCGCGGGAGCCGATGGCTCGGAAGACGTCTCGGGGGCAGCGCCGCCCTCGATTCCGAAGGCCGCGAGGTACGCCATCGCGATGTCATCGAGCCTGCTGTTGAAAATCTCCACGTCGGTGGAGTTGGTGATGAACCCGTTCTCGACCAGCCTGTAGTTGATGCCGCGTGCCGCCGCGCGGTTGGGGTTCGCCAGCTCGGAGCACTCGACGATGCTCTGGGAGCGCCCGGGGAAGATGGTCGAGATGGAGTCGGCGAGGGCCTGGTCGTAGCCGTCTGGGCCTCCGATGCCCTCCTTGATGATGACGTGGCCACCGCGCGCGTCTGGGGACGCCGAGTCCATGTGCAGCTCCACGAGCGCGTCGCCGCTTGGGATGGAGAGCGTCTTGATTCCCTTGTCGGCGTACCAGTTGCGGCTGGTGTCGAGCAGCGTGACGGAGGAGCCGCCAAGCTCCGCAATCCTCGCCCCGAGCGCGCGCACGCGCTCCGCCTCTGAGTAGCCGTTACCACACGCGCCGGGGTCACCGGCACCGTGGCCGCAAATCACATAGAGATGCATTGCTGCCTTGCCTCCTCGTCGGGGCGGTCATCGCCGCCTACCGGGATAACGTCATATGTAGTCATGCGGTGCAGGCAGCTCGGGCACGTCCACGTGCGCTCGACGCACCCGAAGTACCTGCGCTCCGCCCCAAGCTCCTCGCGCATCTCCGCCCCGCAGAGCGGGCACACGGGTGCCTTAGTCATCGCCATCATCCGTCTGCCTCGCCGTCGCTGCGGAGATGCCGAGCAGCGCGCCGACGAGCACGCCGGTCGCGTTGATTGTGGTCACCCACGCGTCGACGTCCGGCCATCCCCACACGGGGCCGACCGCGCCCACGAACACGGCCATCGCTGGGCATGCGATGAGTCCGAGCCACTTGAGCGCCTTGTACGCCTTGTCCGGAATCAGGTAGTTCATCTGTGTCCTCCTCTGTTGTCACTGGGCAAATCCATGACGTGCTTCCTGTACACGTCGATTACCCCGTTGTTGTCACCGGTCGCGCTGCACAGCGCCTCGTACGTCTCGTATGACGCCTGCCAGCTCCTGCGCTGCGTGTCGTTGGCGGTGCCCAAGTCGACCAGCCTGTCGTGCTCGCTCACGAGCTTCTGGCGCAGCAGCACCTTGAGCGCGGCATCCACGAGGGCATCGTGCCTCGCGGACAGCTCGTCGCGCCTGCGGACCGCCGTGTACGTCTGCGCCGCCGCATAGATGACGCCAGCGACCGCTGCCATGCACACCCACGTCATCACGGCCTTGTCCGTGCGTGGGTCAACGCCAATCTGTATGGCGCTCACGACAGCGGTGATGCATGCGCTTCCGAACCAGTAGAGCAGCTTCTTGTACGTCTCCATGCTTCTCCCGGCACGGCGCGGGGCCTGAGGGTGCCTGGTGAGGCCCCGCGCCGGCATCGCTACTTGTAGGACTGGGTCTTGTTCACGAGCGTGATGATCACCGGGGACTCCCCTGCGCTGGTCACGATTGCCGCGTCGGTGGAGAACTGGATGGTTGCCTCGTTGCCCTCGGGGTCGACCTCGGGGAACTCTGCCGTGAACGGGCAATGGTTGATGGACACCTCAAGCGTCATGTTCGGGTCTTCGGTGTGGTGGAACTTCGCGTACACGCTGCCGAGCACGACGCTGCCGGAGAGCTTCGTGGCGGTCTTCGAGCCGGTGACCAGCTTTCGGTACTCGGTGATGTCATTGGGGATGGTGGTGACGGAGCAGCCCATGGACAGCTTGCCGACCGCGATGTCGCGCGGCATGACGCGGCCGAGCGCGGTCTGGCCGGAGACGTTGTTCTCGACGGTGAAGCTGGCCTCGGACACGAGCGCCTCTGCCGGGGTGTTGCCTGCGGCGTCGAGCTTGAACTCGCAGTCGGTCGTGGTGTACTTGCCCCCAAAGCACGATGCCTGCAGGGAGCCTGGGATGGATGCGATGCCGACCTCGGCGTTGATGCCCTGGAAGTCCGCCTGCATGGACAGGTGCTCGTTGCCGGTCGCTGAGATAGAGAGGGTTCCCAGCCTGCAGCCGTCAGCGCGGGTGAAGTTGTTCTTGCCGATTTGGGACCAGATGGTGCAGTACGGCAGGTCATCGCCCATGGTGAACACGTGCTTGTAGTATCCGTCCTTGCCGGTGACTGGCGCGGAGTCTACCGCGCCGAGGGCGGCATAGAGGTAGAGGCCGAACACGTCAGGGTAGCAGAGCGACTGGATGGACGGTGAGACCTCGATGGAGTCCACGCGCGCGTCGGACGGCGCGCGGTTGCCGCACGAGACTGCGGTGTTCGCGATGGAGCGCGACGCGCCGAACGGGGAGCCTCCCGTGAGGCCGTGCAGGAACTTTGGCTGCGTCGCGGCGGTGTCCTTGTTGGTCTGGACTGCGATTCCGACGAGTCCGATGGAAGGGTTGAGAGACATTGTTTTTCTCCTTAGACGGTTGCCGGTTCTATCTCGGCCTTGACGCGAACGCCGAAGTCGAACGCGGCGGTGTACAGCTTGGTTCCCTTGTCGAGCGCGGTGCCAGCGCTCTCCACGTACGGCTCCGCGTGGACGCAGAGGCCACCAAGCGTCTTGTCTGCGGCAATCTGGCGGAAGAGCGCGAGCATCCACGACTGGACAAGCTCTGAGGCATCCATGAGCGATGCCCTCTGCGCCCATGCCTGGCACGCCACCGAGAACTCGACGCGGTAGTGCCCTGACGCCAGCACGCCGCCGAGGGTCGATGTGACGGTGTCGGAGAACGAGACGTTCTCGACCACCTCTCTAACCAGGAACTCTGCAGGCTTCTGGACGGTCGAGCCTCCGATCGAGACGTACACGGGCTCGTCAGCGAGCGCCTTGTCTGAGAGCGACTTCACGTGCTCGATGCACTGCCAGAACAGGTTCTCGGCATCCACGGCGTCACCCCACAATCAGGTCTCGGAAGCCGTAGCGCTGCACGAGCGCGTTTACCTCCGGGAGCGACGTTGGGGCACCGTCGACGCCGCCGATGACGAAGCGGAGCACGCCGGAGTCCGTTGACTCTGAGGTGGCGTTGTCGGGGCCGGCCTTCGGAACCAGGTACCAGGCCGCGAGCGCGACAACGGCGTCGTGCACCTCGACCGGGGTATGGCTCATGCCCATCACGAGCGCGACGTTGGCCGCGCCGTACGGCTTTATCCCGGACACGTCGAGGGCGGTCTGACCGGCCACGCCCACGCCGGCTGGGTTCCCGTCCGCGTCCCAGGCGCGGGAGACGCTGATGATGTCGCGCGGGCACGCGCCTGGCACCATGGGCTGCGATGCCGACGTGCAGTTGGGGCGGTCGACGAACCCCTTGCGCATGACCGGCTGGAAGAACCGGTTCGCGGCGCGCTCGATTACCTCCTCGGCGTGCTGGCGTGCCACCCACACCTCGGCGTCCGTACGGTTTGACAGGTCGTACTGCTCCGCGCGGTATCCGCGAATCTCGTCTAGCGCGCAGTAGCGCGATGCGACCACGTCAACCTCTGCGCCCACCCTTACGCCAGACACCGACCACTCGACCGCGAGCAGCTCGGGGCACGCCACGAGCGCCGGTGCCACGCCTGGAACCCACTCCTCGGAGGTTCCGTCAGAGAGGCGCGTGACTGTGGCCGAGCCCGGCGCACCCTCAAGCGAGAGTGCGCCAAGCTCGGGGAGCGAGGCCCTCGTGCGCGTGTTTGGCGTCAGGGTGGGCATGTGCCTACCTCGTGATTCCGGAGTCGGCGAGGTAGGAGAACGCCTTGGGGTAGGTCACCTTGAGGCCGTGGCGTCCCTCGGCGCGGAGGGTGGCCTCGTTGTAGGCGAACTGGTCACCGACGAGGCCGATGGCAATGGAGTCCGTCTCCTTGGTGAAGACCGTCGCGGCCTGGTTCCAGTAGGTGAGCACCCCGTAGGTGGTCTTCTGGGACGCGGCTGCGCCGGTGGTCTCGGTCAGGTGCATGTCCTCCACCACGCTGAGCGCCCAGAGCCTGCCGTTGACCATGACGTTCATGTAGCGGCCCTGCTTGTCCTTCTCAAGCGCGAGGCTCTCGGCCACGTACGGGTGCATGGCCACGTGCGTCGGCTGGTAGCCGGAGCCAATGAAGACGTCGGTTCCCATGCGGTATACGGAGTCGGCGAGGGTGTCACCGCTCTTGGAGGCGTACTTCTGGATGCCCTCGTTCTTGAGCACGCCCTTGATGCCGTTGGTGTCGTTGCCGGTGAGCACCTTGCCTGCGAGCGCCATGCGCAAGCCGAACAGAAGTTCGGTGCCGATGAGGGACTGCAGCTGGCCGTAGTCCTTGAGCTGCTGTTCGAGCACGGGAATCAGGTGGGCGATGGTCTCGATGTACGCGCTGGTCTGCTTCCAGCCCATGGTGGAGGAGGGCTTCGCGTGGCCGGGGGTCCAGACTTCAGCGGCGTTCTTGTACTTCTCGTCGTTCTTCTCGAAGTAGGTCAGGATGTCGGCCTGCGTGGTGCCTGTGGGAAGGGAGTCGAGGAACCCGAAGTTTGGCAGGGCGTCAGACGTCTGGCGGGGCAGGCTGTAGTCAATCTGCTGGATGCCTGGGAGTCCGAAGTCCGTGTAGGCGTCCTTGACGTCGAATGTCAGGGTGTCTCCGAACTTGAGGCCCCTGAACTCGTCGCGCGGACCCATGAGGTAGTCCACGACGGTCTTGGGGGCCTTGGCCTTGGCCTTGGCCTTGGCCTTGGGCTCGACTGCGGGGGCGGCGAGGGGCACGCCGCCTCCGCGACGAATCCTGTCCTCCTCGGCGAGGACATCGTCCAGCATGTCGTTCAGCGCGCGCTGCTGGCCCTTGTAGTCGTTGATTTGGTCGCGCAGGGCGTCCTTGGCGTCACCCTCGGCGCTGGCGAACTCGGCGCTTGCCTTGGCGATTCGCTCGTCAAGGTCCTTGACCTTGTTCCGGATTTGGATGGAAGACTCCATTGCCGTTCTCCTTAGAGTTTGAGGAACATACCGTTGATGCACACGACCCTCGGAGCGGCCTCCGCCCCGGCCTCGGTGCCCTGCGCCTTGGCCTTGGATTCGCTTGGGTCGATGCTCGCGCCGGTGTCCCCCGCAGCCGCAAGCTGCGCCATGAGCGACTTGGGCGCGGACTTGAAGCGGTCGAGCGCCTCCTTTGTGAGGCGTGCCGCGATTGGGGCGGCGTCAGAGATCGAGTCGACGAATCCGAGGTCAAGCGCCTCCGATGCCTCAAGCCACGTCTCGGCGTCCATCATCTCCTCCACCTCGGACTCGTCCATCCCGGTCTTTCGCACGTACTGGCCGGTGATGGTGGAGCGAACCTTGTCGAGCATGTCTGCGGTCTTGCGCATCTCGTCGGCGTTGCCGTAGCAGCTGGTATACGGGTTGTGAATCATGATTAGCGCCGATGGGTTCATGACCACGCTGTCTGCGGTGAGGGCGAAGAAGCTCGCGGCGCTCGCGGCGACTCCCTCGATTGACGTGGTGGTCCTGCCCTTGTACGAGCGCACAAGCTCGCTCATGGTGTTTGCGTCGAAGACGTTGCCGCCCACGCTGTTGACGTGGATTGTCACGTCATCCCCGTCGGCGTCCCTGAGCTGCCTTGAGAAGTCGGAGGCGCTCACGCTCGTGTCATCGCCCCAGAGGGACTCGCCGATGTCACCGT